ATCGTGATGATGTTAGAGACCCACTCGAAGGTTTCGCAATCAGAATCAGGACTGACGAGAAGAGAAAACTTCTACCACAGAAATTACTTCTCAAACCAGTTGCTGCTGGTGTCCAGAAGGATGCTACATTCTTTGAAGAAGGTCCATCACCAAGAGAAAGACTCGGTGTTTCTGCTGCTCTAACTGAGTATGACCCATACAACCCAATTTACGCTAAGCGTATTGAGGGCACTAAGACAGAATCTAATGTATCATTCACCATTCAGTCTGCAAGGACTAATGCTGATGGTTATCTAGAGATGACTGTCTTTGACCATGGTCTAGACCTAGAGTCACTTAAGGCAGAAAGATTTGTAACAGTCAAGGTTGGTCAACCTCAGGGTGGTAATGGTGATTTTGTTGAGGGGTCTGTAGTATCATGGTATGGTGATTACGAAGGTAGTGCAGTAGTCCATTCATGGTTTGGCACAGAAAATGTTGAAGGTGGTCTAGAAGAGTTTAACTATCTAATTCTTAAGAATGTTGTTGGTGAATTAGATTTTGCTGATAACAAGCAAACATTTATTAGACAAGCTATTACTGGTCAAGCAGACGTTATTGCTGAAGTCTTAGATAGACCAAACTTTGGTAAAGAAGATAAGGATGAATACCTCTATGGTGTTGAGGCATCTAACGTTTACTGCATCACCCCTGGTGATGTTGTTACTGACGACGCTGCTAGACAGTATAGAATCGTTAGTGTCGAAGATGTATCTGACCTAACAGAAACATATTACATCTATAGCATTGAAGAGATTCAAAGAAGAATCCCACGTCAGCAAGATGGTGTTTACTATCTAACTGTTGTCCGTGGTGATATTTCACCTCTACCTCTTGGGTCTGGTGTTGGACAAAACTTCAGAAAATTCAAGTTTAGTCAACCTGTATCTAGACTCTATCCTCTCACCTATAAGAATGACCCACTACTCTTCCAGTATGATGGTAGCGATGAGCAGGGTGGTAATCAAGATGCTACGCTTCTAGACCCACCAGCAGCATCTTCTGCTGCTGATAACTATGTCCATGGTTTAGTTACTGTTAACGATGCTAAGAATTCTGCTACTAAAGAGGCAGTCTTAGACTTCGTTTCTAATCCTGGGTCTGGTGAATATGAATATACTGGCACAAATGCTATTAAAGCACAAACTGGTGCTGCATCGTCAGGTGCAGAAGAGAGACTAATTCCTATCGCAGGTGACTCTGGTTTCCCACTAGAGCAGAAACTCTACATTGAATTACGTCGTCCATCTATCGCTCGTGCTGGTAACCACACGTTTGAATACCTTGGTTTCGGTCCTGGTAACTATTCAACTGGTTTCCCTGTTAGACAGACAGTTATCTTAACTGATGTCCAAGACTTCTATGCACAGGCTAAGAAGCAAGATGCTGGTATCGTCTTCTACACTGGTATCAACTCCAACGGTGAGTTGTATATCGGTAATCGTAAGATTAACGCTATCACTGGCGAAGAAGAATTCCTAGATGCGCTAATTCTGGAAGAGGAAGATGCGGAAGACGGTGAATTCGGTAGTCTCGTTACGGTCTTTGAAGACCCTGTAACGTTTGAGAATATCATTACTCTAAACGCTCCACCCGATCTAACTAACTTCTTCAACTCACCTGTCATCGTCAACGTTGACCCTGAGTTTGAAGCGAAGATGACTCCTCCTTCACTCAGAATCGTATCACGTCCTGGTGATAGACAAGGTGTAGTCCCTGGTGATGATGACCCACTACTCGATACCACAAGAGCTGGTGACATCTTAATTGATAAGAATAGAGTCAGAGCTGCTATCTTTGACCTCAACCCAAGAGGCACACAGAGATACACTCTAAGGTCTGCGGTTGATAACATGACGCCTAACCAGGATACTACTGGTACTAAGGCAAGATTTGCATCTGCTCAGTCTATTTCCTTCGGGTCTACTGTCCCACTATCTGGTGACATCCTATTCAAGGGTGGTGAAGTTGGTAACACTGGGTCACTTGGTTGGATTTATGCTAACTCTTATGTCCCATTCACTCTAAGTGCAACCCCTGGCAATGAGTCTGCTATTGATATTACTGGAATTGAATTCTTCCCCAACCTTAATGTCATTAAACTAATCTTCCAAGTTGGTAAGGTTAACTTCAGTGATTCTAACCCTGGTGCATCTCTTGGTATTACTCTAAGCAGTCAAATTAAGATTACTGGTGGTCAAGACAGATTGGCAACTGTAAATGGTGTCCATACCGTATACAATAACGCAGCAGAAGGTTATGAATATCTAGAGTCAAACAGTTATGTTTATCTCATCACTGAGAGAGCATCTGAAGCGGTACTAACAGGTAACGCTCCTTACATTTCTTCTACAAACCCAGCGCAGCAAGGCACTCTAGAAATTTCTATTGGTGCAGCGCAATGGAAAGAAACTGGTGTTATTGGTGCTGAAGCACTACGCACAGAAACTGCTGTATATGGTGACTATAAACTAGGCATCAACACTGTTGCTAGAGCAGTTTCTACAGATTATGAAGATGGATTTGTTTCTACTGCAACATATCCAAGAGCAAACCTCGATGTTGTTGGTAACACATTCATCAGTGGTAGGACTCAAACTACACTATCTGATGGTAGTGGTGGCACACCAGTAGCGACTAAGCACGCATTTATTGTTGGTGGTGATAGCAGCAACCCAGATTCTACTGCTGAATTTAGAGTTACAACTACAACACTATCTCAAGATGGACGCACTGAAGGTGCAACTGCTGATATTGATAATGGCAGAGTTGGTATCAACGTTAATGATGGTGCATTAGATAAAAACTTTGTTGTTTCTGGTGACGCTAGAATTACTGGTGACTTTACCTTTGAATCTGACATTGATGTAGATGGTGGTGACATTCGCACAACTTCAGCAAACTTTGGTATTGCTAATCAGGCAAATGCAACTACATTAAATCTATCTGGTTATGGTCAGTTAATTAATGTTGGTAACCTTACCACAACAAATCAAACTGTAAATGTTGGCACCTTAGCAGTTGGCACCACAGAATTAAATATTCACACCACTTCGACAAATTCCACGGTCAATATTGGCACGGTTGGAAATAGTGATTTGACTTACGAATCACATATTACTGTTGGTGGTGCTTATGCAAGACCAAATGATAGTATCTTCCAAGTCAAGAATTATCAGTCCATCTTTGATGGAAATATGGAATTGCGAGGTGATTCAAGCACTAGTGTATTGACAGTTTCTACACCAGCAAATGAGGTTTCTCTATTCCCAGCAAATGCTACGAAGGTAACTATTGGTGCTTCTGCTGGCAGTGTTGAATTAGGTGGTGTTGCAGGTAACTCTAACATCAGAAATGGATTGATTGTTGATGGGTCTGCGGTATTCAACGCAGATGTTACACAGCATGGTGGTAATAGAAACAAATCTGTTGGTGTTGTAAGAAACGTCTTAGGTACTATTGAAATTAGCACTGTTGCTAGAAGCAGCAATGTTGCTACTATTGTCACAGTTGATGACCACAACTTAACTACTGGTGATACGGTTTCTGTTAAGTGTAGTGTTGAATCGTTTGAAACGGTAACTGATGTTACTGTAACAGTAATTGATTCTAAGACATTTACATATTCTAATACTGCATCTGACTTGAGCACAACATCTGCTACTGGTGTTGTCCTTAATAATGTTGGTCTTGTCCAGAATACAGGATCTCTTGCAAATCTAAACATTGATTTCTATCAGTATCTTGACACGATTGCAACCGCAGTTTCTTTATCTACAGTATCTAGTAACAAACTAATTGCTGATACTAATAACATTAACTTCTTTACAGGTAACAAGCATTACTTTGTTGAAGGAAATGCCGTTAAGTTTATTAGCGTTGGTAACTTGAGCAACGTTAATACATCTGACACTTACTACATCCTAGACAAGGATAATCTTGGATTTACTCTTGCCTCTGATTCGGCATTGGCCAATCCAGTTACCATCGGTCTAACTGGTACTGCTACCGATGCTGGCGCAGCATCAATTATTCTTGCAAATACTGCAATTGATACATCTGCTGGCACACTTTGGTCATCCACATCAACAACTCTTGAGTTGAATAACCCACAGGGTATTGGTAGTGGTGACTTCTTGTTAATCGGCACAGAAATCGTTAGGACCACTAATTTACCATCAGTTACATATCCATTTACAGTTTCTGTTGATAGAGGTCTAGAGGGCACACAAGCAGTTTCTCATGCAGATAATAGTCAAATTGTTAAGCTAGCTAAGCAGCAAAATGTAGCGTTTATCGATCCAAATCCAGTAACTGCTACTTCTACCACTATCAACTTGTCTGAGTTTACAGGAACATTCACTCCGAATGACCTTCTCAGACTTAACAAAGGCACAGCTGCTGAGGAATATGTAAGAATTAATGCTATCAATACAGGTGACTTCCAACAATTTATTATTACTAATGGTGATTTTGGCACTCCTACGTTGCCACAAGACCCATTAACTGTATTCTCCGTTGCTTCTACAACTGGTAATACATTTGCTCTCGGTGATGTAACTATCGGTTTTGATGATGGTGTCACTTCTAGCACCGCAACTGGTAGCACAGATACAACAACTGGTGGTGGTAACTTAACTGTCCACAACTCTATTGAATTGAGCGGTAATACTACTACAACGACTCCAGGTAAGCAATATTTTGTCATCACTAATGGTAGTCTACCTAAATTCTATGTTGAATCTGCTTCTGGTGATACTAAACTATATGATGGTGCAGACCTCAAGATTTTCAAAGATTCCTTCTTCACCAGTGGTAATTTTGATAAGGGTAGAGCAGATGTTGCTACAGACCTAGCATTTGAAGTCTTGGGCGCATCTGGTAATACTCAGATTGCTGGCACCTTAACGGTTGGTAATGATGTTACTGTCAGAGATGGTTTATCATCCAGCACAAATACATTTACAGTCGATGCACAAACTGGTGATACATATGTTGGTAGAAACCTAAAAGTTAATGGTACTTCCACCGCATCACCTTCTGCTTCTGTCAATGTATTAGAAGTTACTAATTTGGGTGTCAGTGGTGCAAAACCACTCAAGGTGAAGCAGGATGCCTCTATTGATGCATTTGGTAAGACAAACTTCTATAACAGAAATGGTGGTAGACGCACTTTATATCTCTCTTCTACGAGTGGCACAGTTTCTGGCACACTAGAAACAAACGTCACTTATTTGGTAAGACCAACTTCAAACTTAACGGTAAATCTTCCTTCCGATGCTCTTGCTGGTGATATGGTTAGATTCGTTGATGTTGGTGGTGCATTGAGATATAACGTTTCCCTAATCGTTAATGCTCCAAGTGGAATTAATCTCCAAGGAAATGCAGATGGCGGTTTCGGTCAATTGGTTGTTAATACACCAAACGCAGCATTTGGATTAATTTACACTGGTACATCAGATTCGGATGGTAATGCAATTCCATCTGACGCACAAGGTTGGTGGTTAGTAGAGATCTAATATGGCAACACGATACGGTCAACAGAGACACTTAAAAGGATATGGGGTAGGGACAATCCTACCCTGGTCTGGTGCATCTGATACTATCCCTACGGGATGGTTACCTTGCACTGGAGGCACTAGAAATGTTGCTGAATATCCTATGTTATATGATATTGTTGGTAACACTTATGGTGGCACCGCTGGCAGTACTTTTGGATTGCCACCATTATTAAATGCTAGGGCAATTTCTGATACATATGAGGGTCATTTTACCTTTTTACAAGGTAAGGATGATTGTCATTGGGAGCCTAAGAAAGTGCCTACTATTACACAGGACCCTTTTTGGAAACAAATTGATAATGATACAGGTAATACAGAGGGTGCTCAATCAGGAACTTCCACAGCAGACTTGGTTGTAGAATATATTAATGCTACTAATAAACCAGATTTAGTCGCGACTATCTCGGGAGTTGAATTTGAGCCTGGTAGTGCATCTATCAACTATGGTATTCACCCAAGAAGAATATCAGATAGACACCAACCACAAACATCACATACTCATGGATTAAGTTCTGGTCTTGACCAAGAAATTCCAAATAGTTTCAATATGTCAAGTTCTGGTAAAGCATCTAAATGTAAAGGCAAAACTAGTGGATGTATTGCACCCAACACAGGTTGTCATGAAACCAATACCCCTGGTAATAGATATGTTTTGAGTAGTGCTGGTGGATGTTTTGTCAAAGGTGGAAGTACTCCAGATAGTGATGTTACGGGTATGAATAATGATGGCGACGGGGTTGTTGGTGGTGATATGTATGCAGCTGCTCTTGGTTATAGTGGTAGTTTACTAGCAACTAGTTTGTCAAATGGTTCTGATGCTAGAAAATGGGAAAATATCACAGGTCATTTACACACATATGCTGGAGCAGAATTAAATTGTAATGTTGGCGTACAAGAAAAATATACTTTTTATGACATTGATAGTAATGATTTAGATATCAATGGTGCTCCAGGTGTTAATGTTGCCTCAATAAATATCAATACGGCAACTCCTAATTTAACAATGATGTTTATCATTAAAGCATACTAATATGGCTACTACTTACGCATATCAAAAAGGTAAATATGGTGGTCCGTGTGGAACAATTTTTCCATTTTTTAGGGATTTTGTCGGGACTAATCCACAGGATGAAGAATATCGTGCTTACATTCCAGCTGGTTTTTTGAGATGTAGGGGTCAAGTTTTGAATGCTAATGATTATGTAGAATTAGCAGAAATTATTGGAATTGGAGACCAATGCATTTATAAAAAAGATGAGATAAATCTTGAAAATGTGGGTGACGACGGCACTGGAGGTCAAATACAACTTCCTGATTTGGGGTCAAAGTATATTGCTGCTGGGTCTACACCAGGAGCATATAATGACCTTACATTATCTACAGATGATAATGTTTCAAAAGCAGGTATTGAGGTTGCATTGACATCAGCTGGCGAGGAGATTGTTTTTAATTATGATGGTGATTTAGAAATACCCAAACATAATTTGAATGTGTTTGGTGGATGGACTTCTTCAGGTCCTACAATTACAGAATCAGCTACAATTTCTGAGGGTCAAATTCTTTCACACGGTCATTATGCTAACGTAACTCAACAGAGTAGTGGTAGTAAACCATCTTGTGGTTATGCTTGGAAATATGAATCATGTTACGGTGGCGGTTTTCTTGGTTCAGGAAAGTTTTGTGAGTGTAATAGCGATGATACTGTTGTAAGGGAAGAAATTGTTGGAGATGTTTTTCCGTTGAATCTGTCAGTTGAATCTCTTGGTAGCTCAACTGGCACGAATCACTTTCATAGTAATGCAAATCCAAAAATTAACTCACAGTCTGTTTCTGGCACAATGGCAAAAACTACATTTTCTGGAAGTCCTTTGACAACCACTGTGAGTTTAAAAACGTCATCAACATCAAAAATTGATGCTATGTCACCAAAGTTTATTCTCTGCGAATACTTAATTAAGATCTAAAATGGCAATTACCATCAGCTCATTTTCACCAAGCAGTACGCCTGCGGTAGTAACAGAAGGCAGTAGTCTTACAATGACTGTTACTGCCAGCACAGATAGTGGTGGTGCTTTATTGTATCAGTGGCAAATAAAATATCCTGGCACTTCAACTTTTGTTGACTTAAGTGGTGAAACTGGATTCAGTTATACGGATTCGAGCATATCAGCTACCGAGGATGGTACTTTCTATCGCTGTTTAGTATATACAGTAACTCCATCTGAGCAAGAATACGCACCTAGTGCAACTGGTGTTGAAATTGATGTTGTACCTGCTTCTTTAGTTCTTGTTATTACTGACTTAGAAGAAAATTATCAGGCTCCTATTGGTGGCGCTGTAACCATGGAGTTTGAGACTTCGTTAAATGGTACTGCAGCTTCTGACCCAACTCAGGTTGGCAGTATTACACCACAGTGGCAAGTAAGTACTGATAATGGAGTTAATTGGACTAATGTTACTGTAGGTGGAGATATTTCAGTATTAACTACTACAGAAACTTTTCCAGGAGTCACTCCTGCTGTTTATTTTAGAAGAACAGTTTTAACATATAATAATATTCCATTTACTGAAAACTTAAATCAATATAGAGTAGTTTCTACAACCAGTCTTGCTACTAACAGTCCCTATACTTCAGATGCTACTGCTATTATTGTTGGTGCGGATATTAGTATTACTAAACAACCAGGAACTGGTGGAGACGTAACAACATTTGTAAAATATAATTCTTTAGATGCTAATAATACAGGAAATACTACATTAGAAGTAACGGCATCTTCTACTGCTGGGTCGTTTACTACCCTTTCATATCAGTGGCAGTTTCGTTTAGATGCTAATGATTCCTTTACACCTATTAATGCCTATGATCTTTTCGTGTTTAAAAACACAGGATATGATACAAATTCAATTTACATCTATGCAGCTGAATATTTACCATTTTTTGAGATAAATTGTGTTATTTCTGGCACAGCAAATGAAATTCCTACAACTTCGGACACAGTATCACTTGACATAACACAATCATTAGTAACTTCAAAGGATGTTGTGGATACTACAGTTGCTGAAGGGTCAACTGCAACTTTCGATGCAAGTATTTTAGATGATGATGAAGTGGGTACGAATGGTGCCGTGTTTTCAAGATGGCAAACATCTACAGATAGTGGATCTACTTGGACAGATTTAACAAGTTATGAAGAAACTGGTAATCCAACTTATACAACTGGAGCACTAACTGCTGCTGCCAGTGGGACTTTGTATCGTGTCCAGTTTGATGGACCAGATTGCACCAACGAACCATTCTATTCTCCAGATGCAAATGGTGCTGAGTTGACAGTATTCAGTTTCGTAACAATTTCTGCTAGCCCAGCAAACTCTACAGTATATAATAATCAAATTGCTTCTTTTGCTGTTGTTGCAACTGCAAGTAACTCTGCTACATTAACATATCAGTGGCAAGTATCAACTAATAACTCTACATGGACTAATATAACCAATACTGGAGTATACAGTGGTGCGACAACAGCATTGCTATTGATTGACCCCTCTACAACATCATTAGATGAGTATTATTACAGATGTATTGTTAATGCACCAAATACTATTGCTTCGGTTACTTCTGGTATAGGTCAGTTGTTTGTAGTAGACGATGTTTTCACTTCTATTTCTAGTCTTAATGACCAAGATTTATTACAAAATCAAGCTCTCACATATACAGTAACAGCACAGTCAGCAAGTTTGAGTGCTATTACTTATCAATGGGAAAAGAGCACTAATTATGATCCTCAAAATCCTAGTGCTGCAACATGGTCTAATATTTCTGGACAAACATCAGCAACATTTACAGTTGCATCAGTCAGTAGTAGTGATGAAGCACATTATCGCTGTAAATTGACAAGTACTGGAGGCACTGTAGATTATACAAACGTTGCAGAGGTTACAGTCACAACTTTAGATATTACTGTAACAAATAACAATGGGGCTGCAGTTACAGTATTAGAAGGTGTTTCAGATTCATTGGTATTGAATGTCACAGCAACACCTAGTATTGGAAGTACTTTAACATATGAGTGGCAATATAACACAAATTCTTCTGGTAACACTGGGTGGGCAGCATTTGGCACAGGATTTGCTGGTAGTGACCCAGCAAATTTCCAATATGTCCCCTTAGCATTTACTAGGTCTCAAAATGGTTTGAGAGTTAGATGTAAGGTTAATGGCACAGATATTCCAGGAGATTTTTATAGCACAGAAACTGTTATCACAGTAAATAGAAAGTTTAGTTTCATCCCTATTCCAAATCCAATCAACATTGCTGGTAACGAATATCAAACATTAGATTTGGGTGTATCAACGACTGGTGGTAGTATCACATATCAGTGGCAATACAAAACAGGTAGCTCGTGGACAAACTTTAGTGATGGCACTAATAGTAGTGTTACTATTCTTGGTTATGTGGCATCAAATCAATTACCAACAGCAGGGTCAACTATTTTAAATAATGGTAATCAAGTTAGATGTTTAGTTACGGTAACTGATGCATCTCAATATGAATATTTTACACAATCAGCTGGATTAACTACAACTGGTATTAGTAATGGTGCTCAAGTAACAGTTAATCCTACTGGCACAGCAACTGTATCTTTGAAATCAGCAGTTGTTGCAAATACAAAATACTCTTTTGAGACATCCAAGGTTGGTGCTGCTATTGGCACTATTATGTGTATTCCAAAACCAGGCGGATATACAAACCCTGGCACCACTGGTGGTGATGATTGTATGAGTTGGAATAAACCACATTCCAGTGTGGCAACTTCTAGCAATGCAAATAAGTTAAAATATGATTCTCGTTTTGTTGGATGGATTCCAGTATCAGCAGACCCATTAGCATCAGGTGATATAAATGGTGCTTCACTAGATGCCAGTGAATTCCCAGAGTTGGCAAGAATTATTGGAAATACTTTCGGTGGTTCTTTGAATACTTATACTTCCTCAGTTGGATTCCTCCCACCAAAATCAGGGACTAATGGCACCAGTGGGGGAATGGGAGGTACATTTGCATTGCCTCTAATTTATGGCAAGAAATTATTTGGCACAGGTAATGTTAATAATAATGGTGCTAGTACTTCTGTTATCACTAGATTTGACCCCAAAGGTGCATCTGGGTCTCTAAACCAAGTTGGATATATTGGTGGTGAATATAACTATGACCAGTTTGAGCAATTACCACCAGGGTCCAATCTTTTCTCTGGTAGCACTCAAGAAGGTGTTGCTGGCACAACAACAATTACACCAGCAACATTTACGATTGGGTCATTCAAAACAGAAGGTTGGGAAAACGTATCTGCAGATATTGCTACTACCTACTCTGAATCTATTTCATGGTCTATTGGACCTATAAGTGAGAAAGAGCTTACTACGCCAACACAACACCAACATGCTATATCATCATATGCTGCAGCGCCAGCTTCTGAAACACAGTTGGTTGGTAAATGGCATGAAGTTAGTGATAAGTGTAACGTGAAGTCGGTTACTCCAACAGTTGGGACGATGATTGAGGGTGTGCCATTTGTTGGAGCTACAGCAAATCATAAACATGGTCTTAGTTTTATTGATGCATCAGCAGATGGAAAAGGACACTCAACTGGTGGAAACCTTGGTGGTGTTGGATCCCAGTCATTAAGTGACACATACACTGCGGCAGATACAGGGTCATTTGTTTCAAATGGTCAACTAGTTATGACCAAGCAATCCAACACTCTTTGGAATTCTAATTTAAAATTTAAATTGATTAATGCTGAGCGTTTGGGTATCATTACACCACAGTTTAGATTGAAATACTATATTAAAGCATGGTGATTAATAATAAATACAGTTATTGGAAATCGTACTAAGATGGCAAATCCTACTACAGGAGTCGAGAGAATTCTTACTCTCTATTTTCCTTATCACATTGACCCGAAGTTGGGTATTGAAGACTATATCGTTTATAGAGGGAAGAAGGTTACTGTGTCTCCTGAGGAGATTGATGAAGTAACAACTTCTTTAGGAGAATATTGGCATTCTTCTAGAGATAGATTAATTCACTTCAGTGTTAATTCTGATGGCAGTTATTTCTGTGAAAGAAAGAAAGACATCTATAATTTTTACACAAAAGAAACAGATACTAAAGTTTATGATTTTGACACTGCAGATGCAGAAAATGTTAGAGCGGCAACTGCCAATATTCTAGCATTTTTTGAAAAGAAGCAATTAGAGTCAATTACTAATCTGCAAGATGAGTTTGTAAGGCAATTTAAGGGACTGAATTTTTATTCAGCACATTTGCTGGAAATGAGACAAATATTTTTGAGAGAAAGTGATTACATGTTTACATCAGACTATCCAATGGATGCTGATAAAAAAGCATTGTGGCAGACTTTTAGGCAAGAATTGCGCGATATTACAGAACAACAGGCGTGGATTGATGGGGATTATTTAAATGTTTCTTTCCCTGTTTCTCCTGAGAATACAGAACAAGCAGAAAGAATGATGGCAGTTGCTAGAGCTTCTGGTTTGATTAGCACCTCAGCAACACAGTTTGCGAATGTCAGAGTGACCAGCGATTTCATTAGAGAATATGGTAAACTACTTGTCAAGATGAGGATGGTTTCAGTTCTTGGTGGACTTGGACTACCATCAATGAAAGAAGTTTTGGGATTTGGTATGCCAGAATTCCATCTTAATGAAGAATTGACTAAAATTTACGGTGATAACATTCCATTCCCAGTTGGTGCATGTGCTATAGAATCAGGAGCAGCATCCGTAGAACAATATATTGACGAATTAAATCGTGTAAATATAGTTGAGAGACTTGATGATTATGTTTTAAAAATTGAAGAGACAATTCAAAAAATTGACCCAAATCTAACAATCGGTGATGTTTGGAGTCTTGCCAAGGATTATGTTACAGTCAATGATGAAGTGGACGATTTACTTAGTGATTTAGAAGGAGGGGAAGAATGATTGATATCGGGTCTTCAATGGTCTTGGCGGAGCAAGACCTAATTAGAGAGTATGCTATTGCTAGTGGAAAAACTATTGTCCACATTAGAGCAGATGGTCCTAGAAAATACCCAGATAAAGCAACAGAAGTTTGGGATTTTCTAGATGGTATCTGTGATGATAACGTGCTTCATCTTTTAATGCAACTTGGTGAAGTCTATTGTAGATTTGAGTCAGACGACCAAGCATATGATTGTATTGAAAGATGGTTTCCTGATAAGCGTTTGTTGGATGATGTAGAATATGATTTGGGTGAGGAGTATTACATCTATGCTTATGGTGTTAGTGGTAGTGGAGTGCCTATCGTACATAACTGAGTTTATACATGATTAAAAAATATAATTATTCTCAATTTGAGCAAGCAAAGATATATGAAATATTTGCAAAACATAATGTCAAATTTGAGTGTGAGTCTTTAGAAGATTCTCAAAAAGCTTTAAATGAAATACTTTCTACAACACTGGGAAGTTATAAAAGAAATTTTGTAAAATATTCTTATAAAACTTTATATTATGAGCATAGTTTTGATTTGCAAGAAATCACTGGATATGTCAAGGTTTTTCCATATCTAAATTTAATGATGTTCGATGATGACATCATTGAACAAGTTGATGTGATTTTTAATAATTTACGATTTCAAGTTTATCCAGGAGTTGATATAACAGAATGGTTTTCTGTTGGATATACAACTAAGAAATCTATTGCGGAATATACTTTTACATCTTTTTGCCCAGTACATGATATCAATATTCATTTGGTAGATGAGATTTTTACAAATCTTGGATATAGAGAAACTGATTTTCAAAGAAAATTCAGAAATAAGTCAACATATTGTGTCTTGTCTAGATTGACATACACACCTACAATGAAATTGAAAAATACGAATCATCTTTCTACGATGCAGAGAACATT